TGGGCGTGAGTCCTGATTTATTTACGTGTCCGGAATCATCTTCTAACTTCAATAAACAAATGCTTAATCTTATGTCATCATATTATCCAAATGGTAATGTAATGCTCATGCCGGATGTCATGGAAAAAAATGTTAATAACGTAACCATGGATATTCAAAAGGCAAAAGAGTTGGGCCTTACTGATGAGGAAATTGCTGTCTATCAAGGCAAAATTTCAAAAATGAAAGATGATGAAAAAATAAGGGAATACAGGCGTGAGATAGAAGCACTTAAAACAAACATTGAGAAGTTATTAACGCATAAAAGAGGAAGGCCATCTAAAAACATTGCTAATATGAAAGGCGAAATAGATGCTTATAATAACCTCATCAGATTAAAAAGAGGGCGAGGAAGGGATTCTACGGTAGATGCCAATGGGAATATAAAGTCGTTCCAAATAAAATCTCTTGATGATAGACAGAGAAGGATATTAGATGGGCTTTTCACTTTTAATACTCGCAAATATCCGTCAAGGGTATATAATAAGAACGGTACTATGTATGAATACCCTCAGTATATGAAACTTAGTGGTAAGGTAGTTGTTGTCTTTGATGATAATATTTCATCAGGTGCAACGCTTGACATGCTTTGTAACGAAATGAAAAAATATAACCCAAAAATGATTATACCAATAACGCTTGGTCAGATACCATTAACATCATATGATTTATCAATGCGTGGTGAAATAAATAAAGGAAGGGCGTAGACTTAATTGTCCATGCCCTTCATCTTTTCATATATTTCTTTGGCTTTTTTATATTTTTCTTCTTCCTCTATAATTCGATGTTTGAACAAATTGGTGAGATAGCCATTATCACTTTCTTTTAAAAGTGTGTTCAACTTTTCCACCTCGTTTTTATACTCATTAGATGCATTCTCAAAGTCAGATTCATACTGCTTTGTTATGATTGATGATATAATATCTATATTCTCATCAATATCCTTGCTATCATCATATAACCGGTCGATTTTTGACTCGATATCAATAAGGCTATATTCCTCTCCTACGTTGAAACTTATTTCGTCCAACAAAAAATCTTTTAACTCTTTTTCCATGTTGCAAAGGTACAGCATTTATCCCTATCTTGCAAATATTTTTGGTTAAAAAATGCTAAAGGCTTTTTAATATCTTCTTAACCGATTCGGCAATGATACTCTTTAACTCGCTTTCAGTCACCCTTATCTTCTTTACCTCATTAACGGTGAAATTGACAAGGTATAACTTTCTTTGCATGTCACTTAAGAAACTTTCGCAGTCGCTTCTCATACCAATATATTCATTACCCTTGCTTTCGAGTTTTTTATAAAATTGATTGGTATGGTCAATCACTTGTTTAACAAATTCTTTTAGACTTCCTATTTCACCAAATTCTTGATTATCCGGCCTAAACATATTCTTTGGCAACTTTCCACTTATTGATTGTTCCACTTCAGAAACTTGGTCTTGAAAATCAGAAATTCTTTCTGCTATGTCATCGCATAACTGATGTTGGGATAAAGAATTTGCGTCCCAATGTAATGCCTTGATTTTGGTCTTAAATACCTCAAGTTTTTCAATAAAGGCTAATATTGATTTATCCATTATATATAACGTTTTTATTGCTATAAATATTTATTGGAAAAGAAAAAGTAGTGTACCCAAATAAAAGTTACATTGACAGATTAGAGTTGAGGCGTCATGCGGCCGGAATTGAAAGGCGGAGGAACTTAAGCAAAATAATGCTTGAGCAGCAAACCTTTTTTCCTTACTCGGTTGAATATGAGGATATAGACAAGGAATTCATAAAATGGGTTGATAAAGAACTTGAAATCATATATGATGGTAAAAGAATACCCACATATAAATTGTTTAGCAATCAGAAGATAAGTGAGTATTCGCAGACATGGAGCAACCTTGATGATACCGGTAATATAATAATGAATTTCAAAACCATAACAAGGGAATCAAATCCACAATATGGCGAAAGTCAGGGAGGTTCATATAATATACCCGGTAATAGGGATTATCCAATGTTTTTTGTTCCCGTCTTGGAAAAGAATGGGCAAGAGTTCTATAACGTATATTCCATGAAGCAACCATTTGCTGTTAACTTTATATATACCGTATCACTTATATGCAACAAATATGAACTGCTAAACAAGTTCAATGAGTTGATGCATGACCAATTCAAGTCATTGGAGTGCTATATCGCGCCAAATGGTCATCATATGCCAATGGTGATAGAAAACATCACTGATGAATCAGAATATAGCCTTGATGATAGGAAATACTACTCTCAGTCGTTCCAAATAAAATTGATGGGATATATTATTAGAAAGGAAGATTATAAGGTTACACAAGTCCCTTCCCGTTTTAAGGTGTCGCTTCTTGGAACCGAAAAGAAAAGAAAATATAAGAAGAAGAAACTTAGTGACACTTGGCTTGGAGAAGCCACAAATATGGTGCAGAAAAATGAAGAGGTTGAACCAGCAATGGTTGCAGAAGAACAACTTCCAAAGATAGACCAAAATATGGGTTGGTTTGAAGTTTGTGACCCGCCCATTGATGATGCAGACCCACCAATACGACCTCGCGTCATCGTTGATGAAGACTATGAAATACCTGATTGTTGTGAAACGGAAGAATCAAAGTATTATTATAAGGTTATAAAACTTATTGCGGAGTTTCCATATTGTGATGAACACTCAGTTACATTTAGCGCAGATGCAAAGGTTAACGTGGAATCCATAGAAACTGATAATGTGTTTGATTTTACCATAATGCTTAATGGTTTTAAGATTGACTTTGATGATGAAGTGAATATTGTGCCGGGAGATGAGATATTGATTAATATTAGTAGAAAGGATGAATATAAAGATGCAAAATTAACAATTGTTGGCTATGACCCTGATACAGCCATAGATAAGGAATATAACCCCGAATCTTCACTTGATGATGTGGTGGGAGAAGAAGATATATACGTTAAGAAAAAAGACTCTTGATTTTATTGCCATACATTCTATCTTTTAATAAAAAGAGACAATGGTTACAATAAACGAATTAATGGATATAGAGGAAATTTTGCTTAAGGCAGACTCAGATATTAGATATGAGTACACAATGGGAGAACTAATAAAAAGCGCCTCATACCTAAAGGAAATAGGTTCTATGACAAGTATTTTTTTCGATGTACAATATGAGTATGCAAAAGCAACGCTTCCACAAGAAATGGACAGAGAAGAAAAAAAACAAAAACTGATTGAATATCAAAAATGGCTTACGGACGATAAACTTGATATAGACATATCCAAATATGTTGATTTTATAAATCAATCCGTTAAACCCAAACTTAAGAGAAAGGAGTATTTGGAACTTGTAGAAAAATTAAATGACCGGCTGAAATAATTCAACCGGTCATTTCTTAATGATATTATCCAAATCCAATCTTTACTCTCTTTTCTTTTGAGAAATCATTTTCATTTTCCGCGTTATATGCATCTGCCAACGTCATTGGTTTGTCAGCCTTTGGATATATCTTTTTAGTTTTTTCAAGTGACAATTCCTTAAATTCATATTTAAGCGATAATCTTCCCTTTCTTAATAATGCCGGGTCAATCTTACTAACGTCGCAATTAAACGTACAAATAAACTTGATTTTCATTGATTCAGCAATAATGCCATCTGTAAGGTTAAGGATTGTTCCAATGGAATCATTTCCGGTTTCATCCCTTGACATGAGCATTTTTTCGCAATCCTCGAAAACAAATACAGCATTTCTGTTGTCTTGAATAAAATCAAGGAATTGGCCATCACTTATTGAGTCAAATATGGATGTATCAACAAATATAAAATCAGTTTCACGATTATCATTTATAAGAGACTTTATTAAGCTTGTCTTACCCGTACCGGGCTTTCCATAAAGCATTATTAAGCCGGCGTCACTATCATCTTTAATGACTTCCTTCATCTTATCATACGGAACATCATCATTATAATTATCCTCAATGTTACTTGTCCATTTATTGAACTTGTATATGGAAGTTTCAATGGAATACTGCCCCTTATATGCAATTTTATAACTATTCTCATCATTAATAAAATCTTTGATGGAAAAGCATTTTGATATAACGTCGGCAATATGCTCCAAATCGCTAATATCAGTTGCAACGGTTATGTTTGAAATACTAACTTTGCCACTATACTCTAATTCAAACTTAATTAACAAATGGTCAGCAACAATAAATGCAGCATGCCCATGAAATTGGAATTTTATGCCATCAAATGCCTTGACTATGTTATCCATAGTACTAATAGCATCAATATAAGAACCCTTACCTTTACAAAGTGGCTCTTCTGATGTATGATGTTCAAGGCAATAACCTTTGTCAACCTTATTAAGATAGTAGGTTGTTCCAATCTCATTAAAGACATATGCAAATATACGCGGAGGGGAAACTGTTTCAAACCCATCCAATTCCATGTTGCTTATAAGGGATAAAACCCGTGCTTTAATATCAGAATTTGTCATTTTTATAAAAAATATGTAAAACGTTTTATGGTGCAAATATACACTTTTTTATGATAAAAACAAAATATATTGTGTTAAAAAATGTTAAACATTAATGATATTTTAACTTTTTTTTGTATATTTGTATTATGAATAAAAGAAGTATGTTAAGTGAATTTTTAGAAAGGGCTAAAAAAGTACGCCATGAATATGATTTTTCTTTAGTAAAAGAATATGTTAATAATAGGACTAAGATTTCAGTTATCTGTCACGAAAAAGACTTTTGTGGCAATGAACATGGCATGTTTATGATTACGCCAGCAAATTTATTAAGGGGTAGGGGATGTCCCAAATGTAAGGGCGTTTTTACGTCTGATGAAAGAAAAGAGTTTTGCAATAAGTTGCATAATGGTAAATATAATTATACTAAAAGCGATTTTTCAAAGGTAAAAACTAAAACAATAGTTACGTGTCCGGTACATGGGGATTTTGAAATTGATTTTGACCATCATTTTAATGGCCATATTGGTTGTAAACAATGCTCAAGACCAGTTTTTAACACAGAAACATTTATAAAAGAGGCAAATAAAAAACACGACTTTAAGTATGATTATTCAAAAACTGAATATAAAACTTCTCACGAAAAGGTAATAATTATATGTCCGGAGCATGGCGAATTTATACAAACACCCAATGCCCATCTTAATGGGGAGGGTTGTCCAGTATGTGCGAAAAATCTTAGAGTGCTTGAAAACACAATAGAAAATTTACTTAAAGATAATAAAATTGTTTACATAAAAGACTATAAACCCACATGGCTCAAAAGAAACGAGAAATCTTCATTGTCTTTAGATTTTTATTTGCCGGAGTTTAATACTGCTATTGAATGTCAAGGAAAACAACATTTTGGATATGGCGGATGGTCAAAAAAATATGATTTCGCGGCACAAAAAGAACGAGACGAATACAAAAGGATTAAATGCAAGGAAAATAGTGTAAGGCTTATATATTATACCAATAAAAACAACTTTAATGGAAAAAACAAACCACCGGAATTTGATGATTTTTTTATTGATGAAAAAAAACTATTGAAGTATTTATGATATTTATATTAAAATGCCCAGACGCTGGGTCGTTAAAAATAAAATAATAAGTAAAATTAAATAAAAATGGCAGATAACGCAAGAGGAATACATGTCAGTCCGGGTGTATACAGTAGAGAAATCGACCTTACATATGCTGTAAAAAGCCTTGGTATTACCACATTGGGTATGGCTGGTGAAACTTTGAGAGGTCCGGCTTTTCAACCAATGCACATTGAGAACTGGCGTCAATTCACTGAAACGTTTGGCGGCACAAGTCCTGAAAAGTACAAGAGCAGCCAATATCCAAAATATGAAATGCCTTATATTGCAAAGTCTTATCTTACCGAATCTAAACAACTTGAAGTGGTAAGAGTTCTTGGACTTAGCGGTTATAAAGCAGGCCCTGCATGGGTTGTTACGGCTAAAAGACACGATAGAAAGGATATGGTTGTTGCAGTCCTTCGTTCAAGGGGCCACTATGAAAAATATCACAAGTTTGATGTAACTCTTGATTCTTGTGAATGCCCATCATCTTCATATGATAGACTTATCTATGAGGTTGGAGAAGTTGCACGCGAATCAGGAGATTGTAAGGTTGTTGGCTTCAATAACATCGTTGGATTAAAACCTTATGACCCACTTTATGCCGCAGGTAACGACTGTGCTGATTATGAAATTAATGGCTTAAAGGGAAGTTTTGGTGTTAGCGCCACTAACTATGGTAGATTTACCGTTTATGGATATAAAGGATTCCATACTCAGGAAGGAACTGAAGAAGGTGATAAGTGGGAGCAAGGGCTTGAGGATGCTAAAACAGATACATCTGCTGCATTGTCAGCTGCTACCGGGTATTTCGAATATCCCGTTTCTCTTAATCCTTTTGATAAGGACTACATTTTAAAAGTTCTTGGTACAAATCCACAGGACGGCGATGCACCGTTGTATGTTGAGTCACTTTATGACGTGGCACTTGGACAGGCTATAATGGCAAATTCAAATGATGACGCTCGCGTTGAAACACTTAACGAAGACCTTGAGTTCTACGATGTATTTGACCCATCAGATTACTGTGGTCTTAAGACCATAAGCGGTATGCTGAGACTTAAGGAGAGTGCGCTTCAGAGAAAGCACCTTGGCCAAAGAGTTGTGGTTGATGAGAAAATCACAGGAGCAACCGGTGGAGAAACATTCTTTGCACATCCATATGACTATGAAACGAACCTTCCTATCCTTAATGGAGAAGTTGGCGTTTCAGGTAAAACAACTGCTGAAACAGAATCATATGCAGAATATTCAGCTAGAACTAAAAATGGTGTTACTGAAAATGAGTGGAAGGCAATGCCTGCATTGGTTAAACTCAACAGTGCTGATTATCTTGGACAGATTATGACGGTCGTTCAGTATACCGATAACACCGGTAAGCGTAACTATTTCTACAGATTCTATCCACAGGATAATGTTGAAAAATGGGGTGATAAAGATGAAAATAAAAACGTAGACCTCGTTCCAATCGTCGATAAACTTATCAATGATGATACACATATTATTAAAGATAAGCCATATAGCGGTGGAGTTTCTTCTCGTCTTATTATCGTTAAGAATGAGGCTGATGGTTTGTATTACAGAATAGATGACACGGGTAAAAAGGTTGAATATGTAAGTTGTGACCTTAACAACTATGCAAGTCAGTATAGGTATGCTTCTACACCTTGGATAGTTTCTAACCTCAAGGGTGACTACAACCATATTGAAATGACTAAGTTGTTCAGATTCCATACAATTTCTGATGGTAATAATTCTAATTATGAAATTAAGATTTCTATTGAGAACATTATGCCTGATGAGGGACGTTTTGATGTCGTTGTAAGAGCAATTGATGATGCTGATGAATATATTGTTCCACTTGAGAAGTTCTCAAAATGTACTCTTGTACCGGGTGACAGCAACTTCATTGGTTTGAAGATTGGTACTTTTGATGGAATGTATGAAGCAAGGTCTAAGTATATTACTGTTGAGGTTGGAGAAGGCACTGCCGTAAGAAACTCCGTCCCCGCTGGTTTCCTTGGATACCCAATGGCGCATTATGATGGCTTACAGGTAGCAGGAGACAGCCATGACGATGTAGTTCCTCCAATCCTGAAGTACAACCTTTACTATGACAATGACGTTAAGAACCGTAAGCAGTACTTCGGTCTTTCTTCTCGTGTAGGCGTTGATGTTGACACATTCACATATAAAGGAAAGGCAGCATATATTGATGAGCCTGAAATGCTTTCAAATGGTTTCCATCTTGATGCAAGACTTGACCCATCTAACTACTCAGACAAGACCGGTCCATTGGTAACGGTTGATGGCGAAACTGGTTATAAGTTTGATTCAGTATCTGTTAACAGCAGAACAACCACACTTACTGACATTCCTGCAATTGGAACAGAAGAACTTATGGCCGGTAGCATCTATCAGTATGTAAATCTCCGTAAGTTCACTGTTTACTTCTATGGCGGTTTCGATGGTTGGGACCCATACAGAAGCGAACGCAGTAATACTGATGACTTTAAGCTATCTAAGTACAGAGGTGTTTATGACAAGACAAGTGGTGAGGGATACTCATTCAATAGAATTGAAGCACCCGAGGAAATTGGACTTAATCAAAACGGCATAACATCTGACTGGTATGCATATCTCGCCGGTTACAGACAATTTGCAAATCCCGAGGCAGTTGATATTAACGTGTTTGCTACACCAGGTATCGATTATGTAAACAACAAAACCCTTGTTGAGGAAGTAATTGACATGATTGAAGAGGAACGCGCCGACTCAATCTACGTAGTTACTACTCCGGATAAGCCGTCCGGTGCCGCAGATTTCGTCGATGAGATGTATACTCCTGAAGATGTAATTTACAACCTTGAGGATTCTGAAATTGATTCTAACTATAGTTGTACTTACTATCCTTGGGTTAAGTATTTCGACCAAGATAACAACCAGTACATCTATCTGCCGGCAACAAAGGATGCTGTAAGGAACTTTGCTTTAACTGACAACGCATTTAACCCTTGGTATGCACCTGCCGGATTAAGCCGTGGCGATGTTAATTGTGTAAGAGCACATTACATCACCAAGTTGGCTGACGAGGATGTTTTGTATGAAGGTAGAGTTAACCCGATTAAGACATTTGCTGCCGATGGTGTTAAGATTTGGGGCCAGAAGAACTTGCAGATTAGAGAGTCACAACTCAATCGTATCTCAGTTCGCAGATTGTTACTCCGTATGAGAAAACTTATTGCAATCGCTTGCAGAAGCCTTATCTTTGAGCCTAACGACCCTGTGACAAAGAACATGTTCTTGACCGCTGTTACTCCAATTATGGATAACATCAGAGCCGGTAGAGGTATTTCTGACTACAGAATTGAGGTTAATGATACTCCTGAGTCAAGAGACAGACATGAACTTCCGGCTAAGATTTACTTCAAGCCAATTGGAGCACTTGAATACGTAGATTTATCATTTATTCTAACTCCGGAGGGACTCAGTTTCGATAATATTTAAATTACTTATAAAAATTGGAGAAGAAATTCTCCAATTTTTTTATCATTTATTTTATCTTTTTCAAAACCTTTTGATATTTATATAAAAACGGTTATATGAAAAAATTAACTACTGAAGAATTCAAAAAAAGGTTGATAAATAAGTTCAATTATCGTTATGACTTATCTAAAGTAAATTATATTAACGCTTTTACAAAAGTATGCCTAATATGCCGTGAGCATGGGGAATTTTGGGCGCTTCCCGGTAATCTGCTAGCTGGTAAAGGCTGTCCTAAATGTGGACATGCCATTGCCGCTAGTAAGATGAGAAAAGATATAAATGATATTCTTTTAGAGTGCATTGCTGTTCATGGTGATAAATATGATTATAGTTCATTCACGGAATATAAAAATAGGTCTACTAAAATTCCAATAATTTGTCATGAAAAGGATGAGAACGGTGTTGAACATGGCATATTTTATCAGGATTATGCTCATCATATCTTAAGGGGACACGGTTGCCCTAAATGTGCCGGTAATAAAAAATTAACCGAAGAAGAAATTATAGCCAAAGCAAAAAAAATTTGGGGCGATACATACTTATATGATAAGTCGCATCCACTATCTACGCATTCAAAAATGACTATAACGTGTCCAATTCACGGTGATTTTGAAATGACTCCACATGACCACATAGACGGCAAACAAGGTTGCCCAAAATGCAGATATAAAAGGCTATGGGACACAAGGGGAAGACTAACGGTTGAGGAGGTTAAAGAAAAATTCAGACAAGTTCATGGTGATAAATATGATTATTCAGAATTCACTGAATATAAAAATAACCGTACGAAGATAAAAGTAATTTGTCCTGAACATGGTGAATTTATGATTACTCCAAATTCTCATTTAAACGGCCATGGGTGCCCGGCATGCTCGCTTAAAAAAATGAAAGAGTATAGCCGTCTTGAATTGGAAGAAGTAAAGAGAAGAATTAGAGAAGTACATGGTGACAAATACATAATTCCTGACGATTTCGAATATATTAATAATAGGACTAAAGTTAAATTGATTTGTCCGGAACATGGGGAATTTTATCAATACCCTTTTAATTTATGGAAAGGGGTGGGGTGTCCTAAATGCAATAAAAGTAAACTTGAAGAAGAAATATCATTATTTTTAGAAAGAAATGACTTTGATTTTGAAGAACAAAAAAAGTTCGATTGGCTTAAAAATTATGAATTAGATTTCTACATTGAAAAATATAATGTAGCCATAGAATGCCAAGGTATACAGCATTTTAAACCGGTAGAAATGTTTGGCGGCGAAGAACAATTTATCAAGCAAAAACAATGGGACGCAGAAAAAAAACAACTATGTGAAGAAAACGGGGTAAAACTTTTATATTTCACAAATAAAAAATTGAAAAAAAGGTTTTGCGAAAATGATGGCGAAATAACATGTTCAAAAAAAATATTGTTAGAAGAAATAAAAAAATAAGGGAGGACTTTATATGTGTCTTCCCTTTATTTTTGTTTTAATCGGCCTTTAATCTTCTTCTTAAGTTCGCTTTCTTCCTTTCTTGTTGCAAGTTTAAGCGTTGTAAGGTCTGCCGTTAGATTATTATTTAACCCGTAATATAGGGCGCGTTGTTCTGCTCCAATTGTTGTGGATGCATATACATAGTGTGTTTCAATGTTTCCATCGGCATCCTTATAATCGCATTTCCAAAGTCTATTTACTTGTGCCATGTTTTATCGTTTTTCTTATTTGTTCCAAAGGTATATAAAAAATCTGAATTGAACAAATATTTATTGTTAAATGTTTTTAAATAAATATGAAAAAGAATAATAATTTTATATCCGAGGTTCTTAAGGACCTGAAAAATACATCAAAATATCTTTCTGAGGCTTATATCTTTAATGAAGAAGGCGATGACGAATTCGGTCCCGGAATGGAACAACCCAACCCCGAAGCAATAATGGCACAACATGCTCATCATGAGGAAATGGAAGGTGATTCAGCCGAGGAGAAGGCAATGCACGCACAAGAGGTCATTCAACATGAGCCAATTATTGGTAAGATACGCGAAACCGCCATTGAGGGTTTGAAAAAATATGCCGATAATCCAACGTCAAAAATCTACGAATTTTTCAAGAAAGTGTTTTTGGATTCAGATAAAGTTCTTACAGATACCGGCGCCGGTAAATAATCAATTTATTTTATCTTTTTTTATTTCTTCAAGAAGTTTATCCTTCTTCATAAAGACTTTGTAAGGAAAATTGTACCTATAGTTTGCATAGTAAAATAACTTGATACCGTTTTCCTTACATAATTTTCTTTTTTTCATGTCAAGTTCCACGGTTTTAGCAAAAGTTTCTTCTCCGCCAAATTTATCAACCGGTTTAAAATGTTGACCGCCTTGACACTCTATTGCAACGTTGTAATCTGTTAGATAGAAATCTAAGTGTTGCTTTCCCAACCAATCAAATTTCTTAAAAGGTTCATAATTAATTTTGCTTTCTTCTAAAAACCGTCTCATTTCGCCCTCAAGATTACTTTCGGCGCACACGGGGCAACCTACCCCATTATAGAAGTTTGTTGGCAATATTGTAAAATCCCCGTGTTTTCTACAAGTTATCGTTATCTTACCATCTTCAGTTCTATTATAAGTGTCAAGGTGTTCATAAGTGTATTCGTCTCCAAATAGTTTTTTACCTATTTCTATTATTTCTTCGTTTGTTTTAGTGTTTTTTATACCGGTTTTTTCCCTGCCACAATAATAGCACCCCTGACCATTTATTAAGTTGTAATAACTTATTAGTTGCTCCCCATGTTTTGGACACATGACTTTTATTCTGTATTTCTCGTCATGTTCTGAAAATTTTGTGTTCGAAAAATCAAGTTCTGGGTGTAACTTTGAAAGTTCTTCTCTTACATCTTCATCTGTCTTCGATTTGCCGTGGCAAAAATGGCATCCATACCCTTTTATAAAGTTTGATGGCCAATCCCAATATTTGCCATGTTTTTTGCAACAAAATTCCACACGTCCTTTTTCATCTCTTTTTAACAAATCAAAATCACCCCACTCGTAATCATCTAAATTATGCTTCTTTTTTGCTTTTTCCAAAAATTCTTTTTTAGTTGGGGTATTTGCTATTCGCATTTTTAATTTGGCGCATTCTGTGCATTCTTTGCCTTGTAAATGGTTATGAAACATTTGTTCCCTAACCCCATGAACCGGACAAATATATTTAATTTTTCCAAGTTTATTTTGTACGCCTTTAGTTATAGAGTAGTCATATTTATCACCGTGTACTTCTTTGCACATTCTAATTACTTCTTCTTTACTATATGCCATATTAATAAACATTATCTACATAAATAAATATTTTTTTAAATGAAAAAGTCAAGCGTTTAATACAAAAATATTTTTTTATACTTTGAAATTCTAATTTTAAAATGATTGGCAAGGATAAAGCAAACGGTTGGAGCGAATATGCGGATAGAATATACTCTATTTAACAACAACAAACAATCCAAGTCAACGCAATCTGCATAAGGTGTATAACTTGGTCTTGAACAAGGTTTATTTTGTGCCGGTTGGCCTTAAAATCATCTACCATAAAATGTATCGCCATATTAAAAATAACGGCGCATGTGAGCCATAAATCGCTTATATTTGCCATAAACATTAAGGGCAATGAAATCATTAACGACCACGAAAGTGAGTGCATAAACAGCGCCATTTTGTAGTCGTTTTTATATTTTTCACAATATTCATCCTGTTTTCTCCACCATTCCCTTTGCTTAAGTTTTGATAAACAAACCGGTTGAAGTACAAAGTCATCAACTATGTGTAGCAACAACATCAATAGCAAAATCTTAATCATTTTCTTTTTCCTTTATAATATAGTAATAAAATGCCGTTCTTATCGCAGAGTTCCTTCTTTCTTTTATCAAGTACAACCTGTTTTTTAAATTGTTCCTCACCACCAAAGGCTTCAATAGCCTCAAAATGTTGCCTTCCTTGGCACTCAATGCCAATGTGGTATTTTGGTATGTAGAAGTCTATTTCTTGCCTTCCAAGCCACTTAAAATGCGCGTGAGGGATATATTCTATGCCCAACTTATTAAGTCTTTCTTCTATTTCCCGTTCGAGTTTGCTTTGGTTACATTTGGAACATCCCTTTCCCTGCAAATGGTTTGCCGGCGTTTGTAAAAAATCACCATGTTTTTCACAAGTTATTATAACCGGCGTATTTCTGTTTACATATTCAACCTTGGAATAATCATATCTACCATGATGTATTTCATCAGCCTTTTCTATAAACTTTTCCCTTGTGGATGAAAACATTTGTCTGCTTTTTTCTGCCTTGCACTTTGGACAGCCATTTCCATTAAGATGGTTCGTTGGCGTTTGCATAAACTCACCATGTTCCGGACAAGTTATGCCAATTTTTGTGCGCGAGTTAACGTAATTGCTGTCATTGTATTCATACTTATCCCCATGAACCTTCCTCGCATCCTCCACAAATTGTTCAAATGTTTTTCTTGCCTTCCCCGAGCATAATGGACAACCCGAGCCTTTTAATAACCGGCTAAGACGCTTTCTAAAAATAAGGGCATGTTTTTTGCATTTAAGGGTAACGTAATCTGACATGCCGTTATTTTCAATCATGTCTGTTTCATAAGCATCCCCGTATATTCTTTCAACCTCAGAAATAATATTTTCTTTTAGCATAGCGCAAATATACAAATTTTTTTTGAAAAAAACAAATAATGCGCTATTTATTTTAAAAATAATTAATTATTAAATAAAAATAACGACATGTCAGACCTTCTTTTACGCATGCCCTTAAATTATGAACCCCTGAGAAAAAACAGATGGTTGTTCAGATTTCCGGCAGATTTAGGTATACAAGAATGGTGGCTAACAAGCGCTTCTCGTCCTACTATTGAGCAGGAAGAAACTCAAATACCATTCATCAACACATCTACTTGGGTTGTTGGTAGGTATACATGGTCAAATATACAAATTACGCTTCGTGACCCAATTGGTCCATCTGCTTCACAAGCAGTTATGGAATGGGTACGTTTGCATTCAGAGTCAGTAACGGGTAGACAAGGCTATGCTGCCGGTTATAAACGTGATGTTGAACTTGAGATGCTTGACCCGACCGGAGTGGTCGTTTCGAAGTGGATTCTCAAAAACACAATGTGTACAACGGTAAATTTCGGAGAACTTGACTATAATTCAAGTGACCTCGCAACGATACAACTTACCCTGAGATTTGACTATGCTATATTAGCATACTAATTGTCTGATTATCAGATGGTTACATTTTTTCGTAATTTGTAAAGACTAAAAAACAAGTGTTTCCGCTAAAAAAATAGCGGTAATGCTTGTTTTTTTCATATTTTTTTTGTATATTTGCAGAAAAATAACAAGTATGAAAAAAATGGAATATAATGATTGGTTGGAAAAAGCAAAAAGTAAGCACGGGGACAAATATATCTATAATGAACTGACTAAAGAAACATTTAATGGGTCTCATAGTAAAGTCCCAATTTTATGCAGAAAACATGGCATTTTTTATATTGAGGCCAGACGCCACATAAATGAAGGTTATGGATGCAATAAATGTGCCATAGAGAACAGGGCAGAAAAGAATAAATTATCGTTTAAAGAATTCGTTGAAAAAGCAAGAAAAATACACGGTGAACAATATGAATATATAGAATATCTAGGTGCTAAAACCCCATCAAAAATTTTATGTAAAAAGCATGGTATTTTTCATCAGTTACCTAATGACCATTTATCAGGAAAAGGGTGCCCATTTTGCAGATTGAGTCACCTAGAGAGGGAAATAAAAATAGCGCTAGAAACACATGATATAAAATATGATTATAGAAAACATTTTGAATGGTTAGGCAAACAAGAAATAGATTTTTTTCTTCCTGAATATAATATAGGGATAGAATGCCAAGGCAAACAACATTTTGGCTTTGGCGGATGGAGCGATAAATATGACCATTCAAAACAAATTTCTCTTGATGAAACTAAAAATAGATTAGCCTTTGAAAATAAAATAGATTTGATTTATTTCGTGGACAAAACAATAATGGACAAATTTTATCCCGATTTCTATAAAAAAGAAAAATGCTTCATGGACAAGGATGAATTGATTAATTATATTAAAAACAATAAATCCGGTAGTTAACTCTACCGGATTTATTTTATTCGCGTTTATAGCATATAGCATAATCTGCGAGTTCTCTATATTTTTCCCTTGGTAGGAGTATGTTTATAGGCTTTTCCACAAGCTTTTCGCTAAAAGAAAATTTTGTTCCATTTTCTTTAATATTTCCAAAATAACGACATTTTCCCTCATATATTTGATTTGCTTTTTCATTAAGGTTTTCCATTGTCCAACCAAGCGATTTAAGATGATTAAGTATGGCTTCTTTTCTTACCAATATGGCTTCAAGCGATATTATATCATCCGGTGACTTGAGAATGGTATTATCTGCTTTGTCAATCCACACAAACATATAAGAATCGTTAATCTTTTCTTCATCTATGAGCCATCCTTTGTTTTTATTTCCCTGCCGGTTAATGAACATTAATTCCAAGGCAAATGTTCCCAATGGTCTATCTCTATTTATATATTGAACTGCCGCTTTTTCATCACAAACATATTCCCTTTCGTTAAACGTGAATTTTGTATCAATGCCGGCCACTTGTCTTTCTTTATCATTAATACGCTCAAAATCATCAAATTTTGAATATACATTTTTATCGAGAAATGTCGCAACAATTCTTTCTCCGGATACGTCTGATTTTCTTAATAAACTTGTTTTTCGCATGATTGTTTTTCAATTATATATTCTAACAATTTTTCTTTATTGAAGAACGCCTTATTTTCTTTTTCGTTTATATATTCCTTATATTTTTCATCAGCATAATATATTAATTCAACGCCATTATCCTTACATTTTTGGCGTTTAAGGGCATCACGTTTAATATTTTTTTCAAGCATTTCAACACCATTTCCATGACCACTAAAATCAACGGGTAAAAAGTGTTGTTCTCCTTGGCATTCTATGGCCACGTTAATTTCCGGTATATAGAAATCAAGTGTTTGTGTACCCATCCATTTTAGTTTTCTATAGCCGCATTGATAATTATAGTTTACTTTGTTGGTATCTAACATTTTAATAATCTCTGCTTCTGCCCGACTGTTTTTACATTTTTTACATCCAAAACCAAGTAAATGTGAGTTGGGTGTTTGTATGAAATCTCCGTGTATTGGGCATGTTATTATTCCATGTGCATGGCAATTCACATAAACAAACTTATCATATGTGTATTTTCCGTTATGGGCTTCTGTTGCTTTTTTAACAAATTCTTCTTTTGTGCTTGTGTTTTTTATACGCATGTTTTCCATTGCACAATTTTGACAGCCCCTGCCGGAAAGATGTGCATTTGGAGTAAGTTTGAATTCACCATGTTTGCTACATATTATTGTCACCTGTGTATGTTCGTTTACATATTCAACTTTAGAATAATTGTATCTATCTCCATGCTTTTTTCTTGCGTCCTCAATAAACTTTTCCCTTGTTTTGGCTTGTAGCGTTGACATTCTTTCACGCCCACACATTGGGCATCCTCTATCATGCAAATATCTTACCGGATTTATCTTGAAATCTCCGTGTTTTTTGCATGTCACAATCACCTTCCCATTTTCATCGCGATTATTTACATCTGTTTTTTCATATGTGTGCTCACCATTATACTTTTCAGTGCCCCTTCTTATAAATTCTTCATTTATTAACCTTGATTTGATGGCCGCGTTTTCCTTTGAACATTTTGGACAACCCTTTCCTCTTGACAATGTATGTGGGTCATGATGAAATTCTCCGTGTTTATGACATATTACCACCCCTTTAGTTTCGCTATCGACATACACGAATTTTGAAAAATCATATTTATCGTCATAAATTTCTTTCATCTTTTTTAAAAACTTTTCCTGTGTGCCTTTTGCTGCTTTTAAAGCCTTTTCATCCCCGCATAGTTTGCAACCTTGTCCTTTAAGGTGTGCATGAGGTGTTTGTTCAAATTCCCCGTGCTTAGGGCATATGATGGTGACTTTTGTTTTGGTATTTTTATAGTTTACCTTTGAGTAGTCATAAGTGTCCCCATGTATCTTTTTTGCCCGTTCTATAAACTCTTCAGTTGTATATGCTTTTCTTGACATACTTTTTCTATTTTTATGCAAATATACAAAAAAAATTCGGAAAAAACAAATTTTTCCGAATTTTTAATTTTTAAAAAGTATAAGTTGTTTTAACGCGCCAGGAAATTAAAAGGCATTGGCTTATATTGCAAAACCTTTATAATATGTTCAGTCATGTCGGCTTGATTCTTCATCAATTCCCAAGGCAACATACGCTGCAATCGTTCCTTAAGTTCCGTAAGGGTTCTCTCCTTTTCTGCCTTTCCTTCTTCAAGTAACATACTATAATCGAGAGACAATTCTGCTTCAGGTATCTTAACGACTCCTGAGGCGTAGCCTCTAATCATACCTAGTGTTATACATGCTTGAGCGTATAGAAGTTGACGAATTGTCTGTTGCGTTGGGTAGTTCATAAGTTCATACCTCATTTTATTAAGTGGTATTTGGTCCGGCGTAAGAACTATGTCATCTCTATTTTCAAGGCGGCATGCTTCAATTTCTTCATCCGAGGCTCCCGATACATCATAATATGTATACCAACATACACATCCGATGTATTTTTGCCAGATTCCTCCCCAAGAGTCATCTGCTAGTGTAGAATTAAATGTATTTGTTGAACCGGGCACGCTCATTAAGTGTATGAGGTGTGTACCATTTGGCCCTGCGGTTACTTTATAGGCAAGGTCTCCTCTTATGAGTGAGTTTTTATATTTAAGGTCTGCTGAAAGTAGTGCTACGTCATAACTTTGTCCAACGTAGAATCCTGTTACGCCCATTCCCATGGAAGTAACAGGTAATTGTGATATACCGCCTCCTAATCCCGTATCTATGCCACCTCCGTAAGCGCCGTAGAGTGCTGTTCTTGTTGTGGATGGCGTAATCCACAGTACTTTATTTATTTCTCTTCCAGCGGGAACTACATAAACCTGTTTACCCTTCTCAATGGTAAAGAAATCTTTTTTAAGTTCCCATTTTGTACCACGTTGTTGTAAACCGACCTCCCGGCTAAACCATTCGGACCAGTCCCTCGACCAGTCTAACGTTCTTGTTGTGAGTGCAAATGCAAGTTCGTTTGGGTTTGTGATGAGTTTATTATTACCCATCATGTTAAGCCATTGCGATTCTATGACCCAATTCTGTACGTAAGCAGCGTAATCGCCCACGGCAACCTCCAAGAGGTCACACAATTGGTTGTCTTCCAATTGTATAGGCCTAATCGGGGCACCCAATTGTGACCTGATTATGCGAAAGAGGTCTTTT